TTCCCCTAAACTTTGCAAAAAAAAAGAGGCGCTAATAGCTACATCTAATGGTGCGAACTTCATAAGTTCTTGCATATCCTCATTTGGTTCATAGTCTATAATAGAATACTTATCCTTGTACTTCTCTTTAATTGGCCTATACATTACTGCCATAGCCTTATGGTATGTATTCCAATTTTGTAAGTTATGTTCAATATCTACATACTCTCCAAAGCTAATATTTTCCAGATTAGGAATGAATCCAAACTTGTACTTATTTATACTAAACTCTCTAATCAATTTAGGCTTCTGTTTAAAGACTTTTGTAAAGTGTATTACTAACTCATTTAAATCTTTCAGCCTTATATGCATAACGTCTTTTAACTCAATGCCGCAGAATATCTGAATCATCTTCTGAGCAATAAATTCCTCATCATTACTCTTATCTTTCATTTCAATAAACTCTTGATACCTTGATAATGGTATCTCGCTCAAGTCTGTAGGAAGAGTTATATCTATCTTCATATTTATATTACTGATTATTTGTTTTTTTGTTAACTATAGAATGTTATAGCTTCCATAATTCTTGTTCATTCCTAATGTTTCCATCTCATGATAGCGCACCGCATCCAGCGCATGGTTATATTGATCAATAGGCTTATTAAGGCGCTTACCGCTCTTATCTATATCCCAGCAATAAGACCTCAATTCTTTAATAAGGTTAGTACTTGATTTGGTAACTAAATAATCTTGCCTCTGCATAACATCTATACCATAGCTAATACTATCTCTGCCCTTAGTAGCCCCCTTTATTAATACTCCGTGTTTTGCTCGCCTTATCTCCTCTATGCTTTTTGGCTCTGCACTATCTGCTACAATCATCACATCAATAGGCAATACCTTTGCTATATCTGAATTTAACATCTTAGTTTGATATACCCTTTCATGTAATATCCTCTTATTATTATATTGGTATATTTCTATGATAGCCGTAGGATCAGCACTGTATCCGAAGTCTAACCCTATGCCTATTAGCCTGGCTTCATATGGCAATTTATCTATGATCGTGTAATTATTATATACTGCGCCTTGTAATTGTCCAATCTTCCCCTCGCCATACACTTTCCACCAGTTGTCCCAATATGCGCTTGTCTTTGCTTTTAAGCGATTCTTTTCTATCTGCTGGACTATACCCTCATCTAAGCCCTCATTATCTTTGTAGGTAAGTATTATAAAATCTGCATCCTCCTCATGCTTGAGCTCAGTATGTACCCAAAACTCATTGGCTGGATTAAAGTCAAGATATACCTCTTTCTTCGTTCTGATTGCCATTTCGTTGTAAGCATCAAAATGAATATTGTTGCACTCATTCATATATAATATATCTCGCCTGGCCCCTCTAAGTTTGCTTGAATCGTCTGCACTAAAGAACTCTATAAAACTGCCATTAGCAAAATCATATCTTAAATGACTCTTATTAAATCTATCCTCATGAAATCTATTAGTCCATTTCATGATCTTTTTAAAATCCCTTAATGCTCCTCTTCTTAAATGCGGTATGCTTTCCGATACTATGCTAATCTCAAGGTTAGGTGTGTCTGCTGCTTTGTGTATAAGGATGGGAATAATGCCAAACGTCTTACCAGCAGATGTTCCTCCCTGTATAATCTTTATTCGTTTTTTTAACGCTAATATTTTATTTATTGCCGTTGTCCTCTTTAACATCTGGAAATAATGGTTGCTCTATATTGGTTTGCTCTATTTGTTGGACAGGCGCACCATATGCCGAATCAAGTAATTTCTGATATGCTTGTACATCTCCTTTCCTTGCTTTCTTGATTAATGCCAGCGTAATTAAATCCTCCTGGCTCATATCCTCATCTTTATTGGTAAGCGGATTCTTTTGATTCTGCTCTACTGATAGCCACTTCTTAGCTACTGAACTTCTATTCTTGCTTCCCTTTGGTCTGCCTTTAGGATTTCCAGATTGTCCTTTCTCGTATGGTATTAAGTTTTCTTCATTTGCCATAATTACATTGTTAAGGTTATTCCAAATTGAGTGCCCTTTCTTTTTACTTTGGCGATCATATTCGGATACATTTTAATCAACTTCTTTATACATTCCTTTTCAATAGCAACCGTTCGATAATCTTTGCAGCCTCCATCATCCGTATAATGATGATTGGCCCAATACAAATGCCTTACCCCTAATAGCCCCCCTTTCTCTTTAATATGACGTAGGCATATCTCATAATCTTCTTTTACTTTAAACTCCTCATTAAACATATACTCTCCATCATTCACTATGCCCATAATACTACCTAATGCATACGTCTTAAACATAAATGGCTTATAACTATGCGCACTCTTTGTACTGTGATCCGTAGTTACTCCCCATATCTTGTAATTCATTTGCTCAGTAATATCAAAGTATTTATAAAACTCTTCTAACCAAAACTCTTTATCTTTTAATCTTATATGCTCTACATTACGCTCATATCTCTTAACATAACCTGTTTTCATAACATCATCATCCAGCATAACTACTCTCTTCTCATTCGTGTTTTTGAGGATATAGTTTCTTGTGGCCGTAATCCCTTGCACTTCTTTAGGGACACCTATCACATTCTTAATGTAGCTATATTGATGCACCTCGCTCTCTGGAACGTAGAATGTACACGCATCCTTTAGTAGCTTATCCGTAGTTGTACGGCCAGCCCTATTTTTACTTGGTATTGCTATTAGCATATCTCTCTTTAAAATCATTCCACCATATAACCCTCTCAATACTTACCTTATCCCAGGCACTTCCTTTTTTATAACCTCCATTTCTTACAATCTTTAATTTTAGCAATTCTTTGATCTCTTCCCAATCTACACTATTAGGCTCTGCCATAATCAAGATATACTCCTTTGGTGGCTCTAATTGAACGCTTTGCTCTAACTCTATCTCCTCATCATCTTCTAACTCATCAATCCTTGTATCCATAGGTATATCTAAGCCCCACTTTTCTAACTCATCTGCATCCCATTCATTAGCTAAATCATCCCACTCCCATTCTCCAAAGCCTACATTGTCCTTTATTATGAATTCTCTTTGTTGTTTCTCTGTAAGTTTATCTGCTTGTATTATATGAACTTCTTTTAATCCAGCTTCTTGACAGGCTCTTAATCTCATATTGCCACCTAATACAATATTGTCTTTGTCTACTACTATTGGACGTATTTCTAACATCTCTGGAAACTCCTTTACTGACTTAACAAGCTTCTTAAACTTATCGTCTTTAATTAGTCTTGGGTTGTTAGGGTTATTCTTTATCTTGCCTATCTTTACTTTCTCTGTCTTCATTTGTTATTGTTATATGATTCGTGTTTTCATAGCATACCTCAACATCTGCTCCAGAATCTAAAAACCTTGCTTGTATTTCTTTAATTCTTTTCTTATGCCTTATTGGATGCCCTACTATCTTAATCATTATAGGCTTGATACACTTGATCCATTCTTTTTATAATATCTCTTAGACAACTTGAGCAAGTAGTAAATTGTTGCCTGGCATTGAATACTCTATTGTATATTATTAGCATTTCTTTTTGTTCCGTTGGCTTCATTACTCCCTTGCCTACTTTAAACCATTTATCCAGCCATTTGTATTCGTCTTCCTGTAGGCATTGAGCTTTATATCTACTTGGAAATAGGTTATTAAGTTTCTCCTTTCTCTCATCGCATCCGCAGTCATCTCCAGCTAACCACTTAACCGCTTTCTTTATTCCTGTAGCTTCTGTTATCTTTTCTACTATATCCCCTAAACCCTCAGACTTTTGCGATTTCTTCCATTGCTTGTATTCCTTAGAGCGTTTATCTAATCCTTGATAATAATTTACATCTTTCTCCATACTTTTAAATTAATTCGTAATCTTCATTCATATAATCTTCGTAATCCTCTGCGCATTTCTCTCTTAATCTCTCTTTGCTTTTCTTTATGCTATAGAATATTGTTTTTGTACTTATTCGTGTTTCTGCTGCTATCTTCCGCATACTCATTCCCGAATCTCTATATAATTGAAATAGGCGCTTATCAAAATACTCCCATGTACTCATCTCTTCATTGATCTTTATTTCGAGCTCGTACTCTGCCTGGCCCTTGCTAATATAATCATATTCTACTCCCATATTCTTTAAAACCTCCTCTGATACTTTTTGTAATTTCTTCTGCTCCTTTTGTAGATCATAAACAATACATCTGATAATTAAATAAATGTAACTCATATTTACATTCCCTTTCTCATTAACCAATCTCTCTGGATCGCCATGCTTCATTATCTTAATGTACATTTCCTGTACGATATCCTCAGCCATAAACTCCTCTCCGAAACTTCTGACCATCCTAAGATAATCTTCATGGTATTTAGCTACTTGGTTAATCCATTTCATGACTGCACTTAAACAAATGTAGTTAATTTTTTTTATTAAATGTATAACGTAATTATAAACAAATGGTTGTGAATAAAAAAAGCACCTCTTTCAAAGTGCTTCTTTCGTTTTATAGTTTATAGTCTTAAAAAGGTAAATCGTCTTGTTTTAGACCCTCTCTAATATTCGTCTTTGCATCTTCGTCACCACCAGCTTCTACTTCTGCTTGGTAAGGCTTACTAAACTTTGCACTAAAATACTTTACACCACTTTTGGATTCGTTTAGCCATAGTGCTACTTCTTTCTCTACACCATCAATAAGGGCTTTGCCTTTGTAATCTGGTTGTGTTTCCGTTTTTTTGTAATCGTTTTTAAAGATTGCACCTGTGTTGTTCTTTTGTTCCAT